TTTCGAGTCAACGAGATTATAGAGGTCAAAAACCCTTACCTCAATAAACTCGGGATCGAATACGTCTTGGTGGAGAGCATGACCACCAGCCCGCTGATCGGGTCCGTAGGGTTCGAGTACTCGATTGAAGCGTACGATGCAACCGGGAAAAAGAATAACAAAGAAGAAACGCTTATAATCTCGCAATAATGCTGTACCTGATCATACATGTTCAAGTTTCATTCGGCGAAAACTACGAGAAAAAACTATCCTCGGTGGTTCGGGTTTCTATGAATGATTCTATCGACGGGATCGGCGCGCGGTGCGAGATCACCTGCCCACTTAATGCCCGGATCGAGAAAGACGGTGGGACACCGTTCATAGCGCCGGTGCGGACAGCTTTCAAAACCGGAGACAAAGTGCGTGTAAAAGCATGGTACGACGACTACCGGGAAAGGACGTTGTTTGAGGGCTATGTGTATCAGATCAGGGAGGGAACACCAAGTACGATAGTTTGCGAGGATCAGGTTTACTTATTGCGCCGTGGCATTCTGAATAAGGTGTGGAATAAACCCGTCAAGTTGAAAGAAATCTTGCAATACGTGTGCTCGTCACAAGGGGTTGAGGTTTCCGATGATGTGGCCGATGTGGAGTTTATCAAATTCTCCATCAAAGACTCTTCACCTTTGTACGTGTTGCAGCAGATCAAGAGTGAAATGTGGCTCGTGGTTACTTTTCGGGACAAAAAGCTGGTTGCAACGGGCATCAGCGCTACTAAAGGAAATAATGTCAAGCTGGCCAGCGACAGAAACGTGATCGGTTGCAACATCCAGCAGCCCGACGGAGTATGGAAGCAATTTAAACTGAAAGTCGAGTACACGGATAATAACGGCAAGAAAAAGAGCTTTACCGTTGGAGACCAGGAGGGGCAGATCAGGGTGGTTGACTGTACCTCTGTGACCAAAGAGAATGCCGAATCTTTCGTCAATACTCATGTACTGGACAATCTGCGGACCGGCATGTATGAAGGAACACTTACCACCCTGCTCTATCCGGAAGTTAAATTGTTCAGTCTGGTGGATTACAAGGATAAAAGTTTTTCATCACTGAATGGCACCTACAAGGTGAAGCGCGTAGGGGTGACTATCGACACTCAAGGATGCAGGCAAACATTAACATTGGCACAGATCGCAAGTGATATGCCCGTGCCGCAAACCACTCTCAGCAATGGATAATTATACGGATTACGCGGTAGCCCAATTATCCACGCTTTTACGGCAGTTTTCTATGCAGGGTAGCATTATCCAGGGCACGATCACCGCCGTAAACAAGGATGATAACACCTGCACGGTGTCGGTCGAGGATGCGGAAGGAGGTTCTTTGGAATGGGAAGGAGTGCCATTGCGGGTATTGTCGGTAGAAAGTAATTACATGATCTACCCCAAGCCCGGCACCGATTGTTCGGTATGTTTCTACGGAGGAAACACCCGAAGCCCGGCGGTGTTGGATTTTCAGGATGCCGAGAGCATTAAAATTACAGGGCAAACGAACATAGATATTCTGTCGGATCAAATAACCCTGAATAACGGTGATTTGGGTGGCATTATCAAAATAAACACTTTAACTGATAAATTGAATGCTCTGGTGGACGCTTTTAACAATCACACCCACAATGTTACCGGAGTCCAGCCGGGTACCGGATCGGTGGTAGCCCCGGCACCGACCGGAAAAGCGGCAGAATTTGTCGCAGCGGATTACGAGGACACTAAAATAACGCACTGATGCAGGATTTGAGATTCAACCCGAGGGAAAGGGATATATACATTGAGAGCGGCGATTTGGATGTTGCCGCAGACCGCGATACCGGGCTGCAAAACGGGTTTATCCTTGCGGGAACGGCCATGTGCACCCCTCTCTATCCTCCTATCGGATTATCCTTAGTGGATGCTATCGGGTCTGAACTTTTGCCCACGCTGATCCGCTGGCAAAACATGGCCTATACGGACGGCGCTCAGAGTGCTGAATACCAGGTGCAAGGGAATGATGTAGTTCTAATAACAGAATATTGATATGGCAAGTTTCAATGACATACTGGCGAACGTACAAGCGGCAATCCCCCAGCTTACGAATACCTCTGCCGGGTCGGTGTATCAGCGGATCATCAAGGCTTTTTCGGATGTGATCGATACCGTCCGCACGGAGATCGGCAATACCTGGACGACGATACAGTCTTATGTAAGGCAGAATAGGTACGGGAAAGCCAAATATTACGAAGATGCGGCTAAGGCTTTTCAGTATGGGGATAATTTGGAGTTCGACGAGAATTACCAACCCTACTATCCCACTATCGATACCACAAAACAGATCGTCAAACAGGCATCGGCCGATATATCGACCTCTACGGTGGAAATCGGGGGTGAGGATTATCCGGTTTCTACCCTGTCGTTAAAGGTGGCCGCACAGAATGAAAACGGGCAGCTGATTCCTTTGACTGACGAACAAAAGCAAGCTTTCGATACCTACATGAAGAATTTTGAAATTCCAGGCATCCTGCTTAATAAGTATTCGCTTGCTGGCAATGTGATCAAATTTGCCACGATGAACTGCGTATACTCGCCGCAGTACGATCAGGCGACGGTTGCATCCGGTGTAGTTGCGGCTATGGAGCAGTTCAGGGATTCGATGAGCTTCAATTCTGCTTTTTACCCGAATCACCTTGAGCAGTACGTGCGGAGCAATGTGCCGGGAGTGGTAGATTTTTATCTGGCAGGCGGTCAGATTCAGACCGACACGGGTTGGCAGCCTTTTACCGAAAGCGTAATAGTCCCTGCCGGGTATTTCAATTACGAAACCGACTTTGAGAAGAATATAACTTATGTTTCGGGAAACTGACATACGAAAGCTCACCATGCTCTACCTCCGCCAATATTGGTCGGTGACTAAATCGCTGACCTTATCGGTGGCTTATAGGTTGGTGTACTGCTCGCTCACTCCTTTGCACACTCCACTGGCTGATTTGTTTGCTTTTCGACTAAAACAGAAACTTCTCGCCCTCATCCCGTGGACGTATGGTTCAGCCTTGAAGTATTTGCGCGATCATTATTCCGAGCGGATAGA